GGAAGGCCGGTCGGCGCGCATTCGCCATTTCCTCCGGTAATCGCTCGCGCACCTTGGCGATGATCGCCCAGGCGGCGCCGCACCGCACCGTGCCGCCGTCGGCGCTCGACATTGAGCACATGCTGTTCAACGTCGCCAACGGCACGCTGAAATTCCGGCGTTTCATGGAAGAGGACCTGGAATGTCCCGATCCCGATGTCGTCAGGCTGATCAAGGGCTCTTCGGTCGAGCTGATCCCGCATGATCGCAACCATCACATCGCGAAACTGGCGCCCTGGGTTTACGATTCTGACGCCAAATGCCCCAAATGGGACGGGTTTCTGACGCGGTTTCAGCCAAACGCCGAAAACCGCCGATTCCTGCAAGCGGCCGCGGGGCGCGGCATGCTCGGGGGAGCCTCCACGCAAGTGCTGGTTTTCCTCTATGGCGACGGCTCCAACGGCAAGTCCGTGTTCATGGAGACGATCGCCCGCATGCTGGCCACCTATGCCGGGCGGCTTAAGCCGGAATCCATCACCGGGACGATGGAGCAGAGCGGAGACAAGGCGACGCCGGATTTTGCGCGGTTGCAGGGCAAACGATTCGTCGCGATCTCCGAGTTGCCGCGCGGCGCGCCGCTGCGTGAAGGCCTGGTCAAGACCATGACCGGCTCGGAGCCGATGCCCGTGCGCAACCTCAACCACGGCTTTTTCGACCTGCTGCCCGAATTCATCCCGTTCATGTCGGGCAATCACATGCCAGAGGTTGGCGGTCTCGACCATGGCATCTGGCGGCGGCTTAAATTCGTGCTTTGGCCGGTGAAAATCCCGCAGGAAGAGCAGAAGGATTTCAACGAGGTCGTCGGCGACCTGATGACCGAACCCAGCGGCATTCTGAACTGGCTGGTCGAGGGCGCGCGGATCTTTTTGCGTGAAGGGTTGGTCGAACCAGAGGCAGTGCGCGCATTGGGCAACGAGCACCGCAGCGAGTTGGACCCTGTCGGCAATTTCCTGCGCGATTGCGTGAAGGCGCAGCCGGGGAGCCGCGTCCAGGCGCGGCAGATGTACGAGGCCTTCGTCAGCTATTGCCGCGCCAACGCGATCCGGGAATGGAAGGAAAAAAGCTTTTCCATCGCCATGAAGCAAAAGGGGTTTGCGCGGGAAGACAAGCGCATCCGCTTCTGGCTCGAATGCGAATTGCACGGCGTTCCGGATCGTCCCGATGATCGCGGTTTACCGGAGGGCTATGGCGGATGAAAGCGTCAATGCCCGAACCGGCTCAGCGCGAGAACCGCGCCGAGAATGACAATGGTCTGGAAGCCCATCGTCCCGATCATCCATTTCAGGATGTCGGATTTGGTCGATTCCAGACGGGTGTCGAGATAGGATTTGGTCAGTTCCAGCCGATTGTCCAGATAGGTCTTCGTGACAATCTCGTCGGAGAAGGCGTCGGCTATTGCCGACGATGCGCCCTTGGCTTGGGCGGTGGTAAAGCCCGCCTCCTCAAGTTTCGTCGCCAGCTTCAGCGTGTCAAAGGCAACTGTCGTCATCTGCTCTCTCCGAGGGCCGATTGTGTGGCCTTGGCCGGGTTCGGTCAAGGCTTGACAAAATCGGGCAAATCACCGCATTTTTCGGGCACGGGTGTAGAAACCTGTTGTCAGAGGCGGTGCGCAGCTCCCCGAAAGGTCTGCACTCTCGCGAATAGTCCAGGGGCTCCATGTGTATGTCCAGGCCGAAAGGCTAAAGACATGGAGACGCTTGCCTTTGACGGCGTTTCTACCCCCTGGATGCTCGCCAGCTGTAGAAAGCTGACCCAGCATTCTTCTCAAGTCAAAGGACACTCCCATGATGCATGAGCATACTGGGCGCGAAATCGCGCCTATTTCCTTTTCCGTTTCCGATCTTGAAGCTTTCGGCGACGAGCCGCGCGTCCGTGATATCAAGCTCGGCGAAGCGCTCGGTTTCGAGCGCCCGCGCAAGATTCGCGAACTGATCGAAGCAAATCTGGAAGAGATCGAGGGTTTTGGATTGACGCCCCGCCTCGGGGCTCCAATCCGGTCTGGCAAAGGACGTATCACCGAAGTGGATGAATATTGGCTCAACGAGCCGCAAGCTCTGCTTCTCTGCATGTTCGCTAAAACCAAAAACGCCGCCGAAGTGCGCCGCCAGATGATCGAAGTCTTCATGTCCTATCGGCGGAAGCATTTTGGCGGTCCTGAAAAGCATATGTTTTCAGGCGAGTTGACGTTTTCGCAGCGCATCGCCTGCGCGTCCTCAATCGCCGGCGCTGTCGCCAACAGGATCGGCTTCGACGGCAACCAACAGGTCTATGACGAGGCGCTGGAATGGGCGTTCCGGCGGCTGGGCCCGGCGAAAAAGCCTACGCCATGCGGTGCCACGCCAGAGCCACAAAACCCAAAGCCCGCAGCCCCCGCACCGAAAGCGATGCTTTCCGATCCACTCGCCGACTTCTTCGCCGACCGCGTGATTTTCCAGAACGGCGCGCGCGTCACGGCGCGGGCGATGTTCGAGGCCTATGTCATCTGGGCCAAGCGTGAAGACCTCGTTCCGATAAGCGAAAAGACGTTTGGGTCACGCGCCGAAAACTACTGTGCCAAGTCGAAAGGGCGGGTTCGCTTCTATCTCGACTGCCGCATCGCGCCACGGGTCTGATGATTGTTTTTCCCGCAGCCCTGTTCGGCGCTCGTTCCAAGTTTTTGCAAGGAGGCAAAAGTGGAGAACTCACACCAGAGTAATCGTTTTGACCGATTCATGTCGGCTTGCGTCGTTAAGCGCGCAGGAGAGCGTATTGCGGCGAGCGAACTTTATCGGGCCTATGTCGCCTGGGAGACGAGTGACCCGAGGACGATCTTTGTACTGAGCGAAGAAGCATTTATGCGCATCGCTGGCGAACGATTGACTTCGGGTGCGCGCGGCTATTTCTCCGGCTTGTCCTTGCGCGATAGACCGCGAGCTTTGCGCGAGGGATAAAACCGTCCCTCGCGGCTTTGTGTGCGGCGGTTCTCTAGGCTTGTAGCCTGCTGCGCGAGGATTGCGAGGGTTCCGCGCGTATGTACATAAGCAAAAAGGGGATGCGGGGTAGAGCGCTTTATTCTCTATACGTCTCTAGGAATAACCCTCGCAACTCTCGCAAAGTGATTATAACGAATTGAAGTAAAACGAAAAAGAAGCCGCGAGGGACGATTTTATCCCTCGCGGAAACCTCGCGAACACTCGCGCTACCCTGAGAAAGGCCCGGACAATGGCGACAAACACTCTGAAACGGCAGGCGGTGATTGATCTGGCGAAGTCCTGGCGCGGCCCCATGGCGTTCCGTGCTGCGCCGCCGATGAATCAGCGGATCGGCATTGAGGCGCTATTGCGCTGGGCCTATTGCCAAGAACTGCCGAAGGTTCCGCGCATCGCGACCGCTCCGGATGGTTTTCGCTGTGCGTGGAACAGCGTGGGCAGATGGGCGCGGGAATTGTCGCTGGCGGGCCTGTGCGACAATCAGCATGGCGTTGTCCCGGATTTTCTGGCGCAAGACATGCCGCATAACGACGCGCTGCTCGTGCATGAGGCGGTTTGCGGGCTCGATGTTCTGGAGGTCGAAGGTCTTGAGGGCTTTTCGCCGTTCGAGCCGCGCGAGGACGTGGACCCGGCGTTGCTCGATCAGTGCGCCTTGCGGGTGCGCAATCGGGTGATGACGATCGGCGACGATGGCAAGCCGCGTCTGCGCAAGCCGCTGCGCAATCTGGTGTTTCACACGGCCATTCTCGGCGGCGCGCCGGATTGGCAAATCGAGGACTTCGCCCAGGACGTCGAGCGTTGGCCGAATGGCATGGTCAAATATTTCAAGAAAACCGGCCATTGGGAGAAGACCGCCGCCGGCGCCGATATGTTTGTCGAATATGAGACGGCTGTCACGTCGGACCTGCGCCGCAAGCAACCTGACCCCAGCATCGCGCCCAAGGCCATTCTGACGCCGGACCCTGTCGATGACGCCGTGTCTCGCGTCCATTACGAGCTGTGGCGGCTGGCTCTCGATGTCATCGCCGCCGATCTTCATGGCCGTCTGGAAAAGTGGGAAGCGGTCGAAAGCGCGCTTCTGCATCGTCCATGGGATGAGCCTGCGTTGCGTCCAGGCCGCGTTCTCGCCGACCTGACACAGCGTCCGATTCGAATTGTGCGCGATGGCCGAAAAAAGATCGCCCGGATTGCTTGACAGCGCGGGTGCATTTGGTAACTTCGCTGCCACGGATAAAAAGGTTGATCAACCCGCTTCGGAAACGAGGCGGGTTTTTGTTGGGCGGGTGATTTGATGCGCGTCGTCGTCACGTTCAACAGCAAGGCGCTTGACGCAGCCATTGCCGGGCTCGATGCGGTGGCGTCCGGCGCCTTCCGGACGCAATTATCCGAAGCCGTCAATTTCGTCGGGCAGGCGATCCATCACGGGTTGGTCGATCCCCTCAAGCATCAGACCGGCCTGACGGGGTCGACCATCCCGCGCGCCCTCCACGACATGCCCGCCGGGGCTGGCGGTTTGGCGTATCAGATCGCAACGCGTGGCGGAGACATCTCGCTCAAATATTTCGGGGCCAGAGAAGCCGGGGGTGGTGTGACAGCCCATCCGAGGGGCGTTCAAACCCAGTTCGACGGCGCGTTCATTCGCTCGGGCCGCGCGGGCAATAGGCGAGCGTCGCCGAAGCTCAACGGCCAAGTCTATCGCAACGTTGATGACGGCCGCTGGGGCGGTCACATCCAGAAGGTGAAGAGCGGTGTGTTCATCCCGCAAGAGATGGTGCGTGGCGCGGCGTTGAATGTGTTCAACACGGTCGTCGCCAGCCAGCTTGAGCCGCGGGTCGCGGCGGTGATGACCATGATCGCGGGCGGCAAGGGCTGACGGTGGGACCCGCTCATCCCACCGTCAGCCCATGATCGCGGGCGGCAAGGGCTGACGGTGGGATGAGCGGGTCCTTCCCCCGGCCCCCACCCGTCTGCGGCCAGTAAATGTCCGAGTAAACAGCAGTTACAGCGATTTTTAAAGCCTAAACTCCCGGCTAAAGAGGCCCTAAAGAGACCCCCTAAACATGGCCGAAGCCGAGCATATCGTCCGCAAGTCCGAGTTTGCGGCGCTCCGAAACGTTTCGCCGGGGCGCGTCACGCAGTGGATCACGTCGGGGCAGATTGGCCGCGACGCGCTGGTCGGCGAAGGCCGCGACGCTCGCGTCCGTGTCGCGGTTGCAAACCAGCATCTGCGCGAGTGCCTCGATCCGTCGCAGCGTTTCGGGCTTAACGGCATCACCACGCGCCTTGACGCCGCCGCCCCGGCGCCGAAGGCGGTCGAGCCGACCTCGCCCGACGCGCCGAGCTCCGCGCCGCCATCGCCGCTCGTAGACACGGTCGAAACGAGGATCAAAGCCGAAAAGCTTCGCCAGGCGGAACTGACGACGCGAAGGGCCGAAGAACAGGACCGCCTCAGTCGCGGCGTTTACGTTCTGGCGCGCGACGCCCGCGAGGAAAGCACCAAGCTCGCAGCGAAACTGCTCGAAGCGATCGACGGCGCGCTGCCGGACATGGCGGCGGACTTCGCCAGCCAGCACAAGATTCCAACGCGCGACGCGCTGCACTTGCTTCGCGCCTCGTTCAACCGGGTTCGCGGCAGAATATCGGCGGAATACGCCGCCATCGCCACTGAGGAGCCCGAAACGGTCGAGGACGTCGAAAGCCACGACGATCGCCCGCTGCAATGAGCATCGTCCTCGCGAATCCGCGTCGCATCGCCGCCGAAGCCGTCGCGTCCGTCTGGGCGCCGCAGCCGCCGGTCGACTATGAGGCCTGGGCGGTCAAGAACATCGTCTTCACTGACCGCGAATCGCCGTTTCCTGGCCCCTACAATCGGGACCTGTTCCCGTTTTTCTCGGACATCTACCGGGCGCTCGGTCCCGACGATCCTTGCCGGATCGTGACGCTGTCGAAATCGGCGCAGGTCGGCGGCACGATCCTCGCGACCGTGCTGACGCTGGGGTCGCAGGACCTAGACCCCGGGGATCTGCTCTATGTGCACCCGACCGAGGACAACGCCCGGCGCTGGTCGAAGCTGAAGCTCAAGGCGATGCTCGACGCGAGCCCGCGCCTGCGCGAAATCTTCCCGGAAAAAAGCCGCGACGGCGGCGACAGCGTGCTGTTCAAGGAACGCGCCGACGGCCGCGGCTCGATTTTGATTTCCGGCGCCAATTCGCCGGCGTCGCTGTCGCAAGTGTCGATGCGCCGCCAGGTGCAGGACGATCTGGCGAAATGGGAGACAAACGCCGCCGGCGATCCGGAGAATCAGGCCGACAGCCGCTCGCGCGCCTTCGAATTCGCCAAGATTTTGAAAATCTCGACGCCGCTGGTGCTGCCGGGATGCCGCATCACCCGCGCTTTCGAGGCGGGAAGTCAGGAATATTTTCACGTCCCCTGTCCGCAATGCGGCGTGGAGCAGACGCTCGACATCGAGAACTTCATCGCCAACGTCGATGCGGAAAATCCGGAGCGCTCCTGCTTCTCTTGCATCGATTGCGGCTTTCCGATTGAGGAGCACCACAGGCCGGCGCTGCTGCGCAAGGGGCGCTGGATCGCGCGCAACCCGAAGGCGGCGCGCGAGCATCGGTCGTTTTATATCTGGTCCGCCTACAGCCGCCTGCAAAGTTTCGAGCGCATCGCGCGGGAATGGCTAGCGGCGCGCGGCTCGCCGGACAAGGAAAAGGTTTTCTACAACGACACGGCCGGCAAGGCTTATCAGGTCAAGGGCGAAGCGCCTCCCTGGGAGGATCTTCGCAACCGCGCCGAGGCGTCGGGGGCGAGCCGCCGGGTGATCCCGCTTTCGGGCCTGATCGTCACCGTCGGCGTCGACGTGCAGGACGGCTGGCTCGCCTGGCAAGCCATCGCCTGGACGCGGGACGGACGCCGCCATGTGATCGATTACGCCAGGGTTGACGGCCAGATCAACGAGCCTGACACGCACGCGCGGCTCGATCTGCTGCTCGCTTCGAAATGGCGCAGCGAATCGGGTCGGGAATTCGGCATCGACCTGCTGGCGATCGACGGCAACGCGTGGACAGAAGATGTTTGGGGATGGGCCCGGCGCCATCCGGTCTCGAAGGTGATCATGGTGCGCGGCGTCGACGGCGACGACAAGCCGCTGATCGCCCGCGTCAAGAAAGAGCGCAACCGCAAGACCGGCAAGATCCTGAAATATCAAAGCCGGTTTTATAATTTTGCGACGTCGATCCTCAAATGGTCGCTCTATCGCAATCTGCCGAAGGGCGATCCGTTGGAGATCGGCCACGTCGGCTTTCCGGTTGGATTGGGCGACGCCTATTACCACGAGCTCACCGCCGAGCGCCGCGTCGAGAAAAAAGACAAGTCGGGCTTTTCGCGCTTCGTCTGGATCATGGACGAGCAGCGCAACGAAGCGCTCGACACGATGATGCAGGCCGAGGCCGCCGCGATCAAGTTCGGCGTCCGCGACATGCCGCCCGCCGCCTGGGATCGTTTCGAGGCCGATCGCGGCCGGCCGGTCGAAGGCGCGCAGCTCGACCTCGAGGACATGATGCACCGGCCGCCGCAAGCCGCGGCGATCGCGCCCAACGCGCCGACCGCATCGCCGCCGCCGCAAAAGCCACGCCGCACGCTCGCCGACCTGGCGCGAGGATTTAACCGGAGTTGATGATGACCGATAAGTCTGAACACGCGCTGCTCGCCGATTTCCTGCGCGGCCAGGCCGCCTCCGGCGACTTCGGCCACGATCGCGTTCGCTTCGCCCGCGCCGCCGAGCTGCTCGATCTCGCTGGCGCCGCGCCGGTCGCTCCGGTCCCCGCCGCCGATACGACGAAGGTTCTCAAGACGCAATCGGTCGGCAAAAGCACCGATCCGCTCGTCATCATCGACGCGGCGACCGGCTGACATGGTCGACGCAGCAACCGCGACGGCCAATCTCGCGGCGGCCGAACAGGCCTATCACGACATCATGACCACGGGCGGCGTGGCCCGCCTGCGCCATGGCGACAAGTGGACGGAATTCAGCAAGGCGAACGTCGCTTTGCTCGCCGGCTACATCCGCGACCTCAAGGGGCAGCTTGGCCTGCCCGGCGCCCGGCCGCGTGGCCGCAGGGTAGCTTTCTGAACATGACCGCAACCCCGTCCCTTCTCGGCCGATTCCTCGGCGCCTTCGGCCCGACCGCCGCGCCCGTGGCCGAGGCAAGGGCCGAAGCGCCGCGCGCCACCGCCTGGGGGCTGGGCCGGGCCTATCACGGTGCGTCGCTGACCGATCCGGACTTGCAAAGCTGGGGCGCGTACAATCCGGCGCCGCAAGTCGCCATCGCCGCCGACCGCAACGTGCTGTCGGCGCGGATCCACGATCTCGCCCGCAACGACGGCTGGGCGTCGGGCGGCGTCGCCCGCGTCGTCGACGCGGTCATCGGTTCGAACTGGCGGCTATCGTCCAAGCCCAACGCCCGCGCGCTGGGCATCAGCGACGATGCGGCGGCGGAACTGGCCGCCAACATCGAGGCGGCGTGGAAACTGTGGGCCGACAATATCGACTTCGCCTGCGACGCCGGCGAGCGCCTGAACTGGGGCGGCCTGCTGGCGCTGGCGTTCCGCCATCGCATCTGGGACGGCGAAGTGCTGGCGCAGATCCAGTGGGTTCCCCGGTCCTACGCCTATTCCACCTGCGTGCAGATCATCCATCCCGACCGGCTGTCGAACCAGAACAATGCGCCGGACAGCTACCTGTTGCGCGGCGGCGTCGAGGTCGGCCAGCGCGGCGAGCCCTCGGCCTACTGGATTCGCGGCGCCCATCCCGGCGAGGCCTATTTCGCCAATCTCAAGGTCTGGACCTGGACACGCACGCCACGCCGCACCGCCTGGGGGCGCCCGGTGATCGTGCATGCGTTCGAACCGCAGGCGGCGGGCCAGTTTCGCGGCGTCTCGCCACTCGCGCCGATCCTGAAAAAGATCCGGATGCTTGGCAAATATGACGAGGCCGAATTGCAGGCGGCGGTGCTCAACGCCATGCTCGCCGCCTTCGTCACCTCGCCGCTCGATGGCGAACAGCTCGCCGAATCGCTTGGCGACGACCTGTCGAAATACCAGGACAGCCGGCTCGATTGGCACGAAAAGGCCCCGATGAGCCTGTCGGGCGTCAAGGTCAATTTTCTCGCGCCCGGCGAAGAGGTCAAGCTCACCAATCCGAATCATCCGAATTCGGTGTTTGACAGCTTTGAACGCACCGTGTTGCGCAACATCGCGACCGCAATTGGCGTCAGCTACGAGCAGCTGTCGATGGACTGGAGCCAGGTCAATTATTCCTCTGCTCGCGCCGCGCTCGTCGAAATCTGGCGGGGCTTCACCGCCCGCAAGGACATCTTCGCCGCGCAATTCGCCCAGCCGATCTATGCGGCGTGGCTTGAAGAAGCGATTGATCGCGGCGACGTGAAATTGCCTGCTGGCGCGCCGTCGTTCCATGAGGCCAAGACCGCCTATTGCGCCGGCAAATGGGTGGGCCCGCCGCGCGGCTGGGTCGATCCGCAGAAGGAAGCGCTCGCCGCGCTCACCCGCATGGACGGCGGCCTGTCGACGCTTGAGGACGAATGCGCGGAGCAGGGCAAGGACTGGGTCGACGTGCTGGCGCAGCAGGCGCGCGAGCACAAGGAGCGCGAGCGCCTCGGCCTGCCGCCGCTAATCCCGCAACAGGCGGCGAAGGCGCTTGAGGCCGTGCCGGCCGAGCCCGGCGACGACAAGCCGTCGCCGGGAAACAAGCCCGCCGACAAGAACAAGTCGGACAAGAACGGGGCGGACAAGCCATGACCACGGTATTTCGCATCGCCTCGCTGGTGTTCAACCAGCCGCTGCTGGTCGATCCGACGGCGGCGATCACCTTGGCGTCTGGCCTCGCCGAAAGGTTCGGCGTCGAGCCGCTCGCCGAGATCGACGCCTCGCGCTTTGTCGGCAAGCCCGCCGGCCCGCGCGGCGAGGACGGCCGCACGATCAACATGTATCGGGAACAGGACGGCGTCGCGCTGATCAGCGTGCTCGGCGAGCTGGTCAATCGCGGCGCATGGATCGGCGCTTCGTCGGGCCTGACCTCCTATGAAGGCCTCGACGCCCAATTGGCGGCGGCCGAAGACCCGCGCATCCGCGCCGTCATTCTCGACATGAACACGCCCGGCGGCTCCGCCTCGGGCGCGATGGAAACAGCGGCACGGGTCCGCGCGCTCGCGGCGAAAAAACCGGTCTACGCCTTCGTCAATGGACAGGCGGCCTCCGCCGGCTACGCCATCGCGTCGGGCGCGACCAGGATCGTGACGACGCCTTCCGGAGTGCTCGGCTCGATCGGCGTGGTGTGGATGCATCTCGACCGCTCCGCCCAGGTGGAGAAATCCGGCGTCAAGCCGACGCTTTTGACCGCTGGCGCCTACAAGGCCGACGGCCACCCGCTCAGCGCGCTGCCAGACGACGCGCGCGCCCGCATCCAGGGCCAGATTGATCAGATCTACAGCCTGTTCGTTTCGACCGTCGCGGCGCATCGCCCGATGACGGAAGATGCCGTCCGCAAAACGGAAGCGGGCGTGTTTATGGGGCAGGCGGCGGTCGCAGCCGGCCTGGCCGACGCCGTCGGCACGCTCGACGACGTTTTCGCGATGATCCGCGCCGACCTCTCGGCCGCGCGCACCACTGTCAACAGAGGATTGCCTATGACCGCCGAAAATCAGATCACCCAGGCCACGCTCGATTCCGCCGTCGCCACCGCCCGCACCGAGGCGCACGCCGCCGGACGTTCGGAAGGATTGTCCGCCGGACGTTCGGAAGGCTTGACCGCCGAGCGCGCCCGCATTTCCGCCATTCTCGGCCATGCCTCGGCCAAGGGCCGCGAGCCGCAGGCGCAGCACATGGCGTTCAAGACCGGCATGTCGCCCGAAGACGCCGCCGCCATCCTCGAGGCCGCGCCCGCTACCGCCGCCGCGCCGGCATCGCCGCTCGCCGCCGCCATGGCCGCGCTGGGCCAGACCAATCTCGGCCCGGGTGGCGAACTCGCCGCCGGCGTCCAGCCGAAGAGCATCGACGCCGCCGCGATCTACGCCCGCCGCGCCGGAAAATAATCCCGCCATTCCCCGCCCTTCGCTCCCCGGAGATCTCCACCCATGACCACGCTTTACGAAAACCCGCATACGGGATCGTTCCTGCTCTCGCATGACGACACCGGCAATCTGTCGCTCGACAACATCACCGTCGCCTCCGGCGCCGGCGTCCTGCAGCCCGGCACGGTGCTCGGCAAAGTTACCGCCTCCGGCAAGTTCGTGCAGTTCGACCACACCGCCGCCGATGGCTCGCAGCTCGCCGCCGGCGTGCTGTTCGACCGCGTCGACGCCACCTCGGCCGACGCCAAGGCGATCAATGTCGCCCGGCACGCCGAAGTGCGGGCCTCGGCGCTGATCTGGAAGGTCACCGAACTCGCCGCCAACCAGGCCGCCGCGCTGGCGACCCTCGCCGCCTCGTCCCTCATCGCCCGCTGATCGCGTCGCTCAACGCACAGGAGTGCTCGATGCCCGGTATCATGAACAATGTCTTCGAGTCCGACGCCTTTTCCTTCGTCAGCCTCACCGATTCCATCAACAACCAGCCGTTTACGCCCGGTCGCCTCGGCGAGATGGGCCTGTTTTCGGAAACCGGCATCATCACCACCGATGTCGCCATCGAGAACAAGGACGGCTTCCTGTCGCTCATCTCGCCGACCCGTCGCGGCGGTCCCGGCGAAACCCGCCCGAAGCTTTTGCGCGGCGCCCGCAAGCTCAATACCTCGCATTTCCAGATCGACGACGCGATCCTGGCCGAGGAAGTGCAGAACATCCGCGAATTCGGCACGCCGGCCCAGGAGCGCACCGTCGAGACCTATCTCGGCCAGCGCATGGGCGAGGTCACGCCGAATTTCGACGCGACGCTGGAATATCAGCGCGTCGGCGCGGTCAAGGGCATCATTCTCGATGCGCAGGGCAACACCGTCTACAACCTCTACAACGAATTCGGCATCAGCCAGCCCGCCGGCGTCACCTTCGACCTGTCGGCGGCAGGCAAGCCGCGCAAACAGGCCGCGGACGTGGTGCGCTCGGTCGCGCAAAGCCTCGGCGGCGTCGCCTATCGCGGCGTTGGCGCGCTGGTCGGCGACGCGTTCTGGGACGCCTTGATCACCCATCCCGACGTCGAGAAAACCTATCTCTACCAGGAAGGCCTGCGCTTGCGCGACGGCATCGCCTATGCGCAGCTCGATTTCGGCGGCATCGTCTGGGAAAACTATCGCGGCTATGTGCCGGCCAATGACGGAACCGGCGGCTTTACCCAGTTCATTGACGCCAACACCGCGCAGCTCTACCCGCTCGGCGTGCCGAATTTCTTCCGCACAGTGTTCGCCCCGGCCGATTATATGGAAACGGTCAACACCATCGGCCTGCCGCGCTACGCCAAGGCGATCCCCTCGGACAACAACAAGGGCGTGCGGCTGGAGATGCAGACCAACCCGCTGTCCTATTGCACACGCCCGGCGGCGCTGCGCCAGCTCACCGCCAGCTACTGACCCGGTGTCGAACTACCGCGACATGCTGGTTCAGCGCCAGCCGATGCTCGATGGTTTTTACGGCGAGCAGCTGCTGATCACGCCATGGACCTCCGGCGATGTGTTCGCCGGGGGGCCGGACGCTACGATCGCGCCCTTCACGGTCGTCGGCATTCTCGACATTCCGACCAAGGTCGAGCGCGTCGAGGGCGCGGCGGGCGTCACCGGCGCGCGCTCGGACATCGTCCAACCGTCGCCGCGCGTCGATTTCGCGGAATGCGTCTTCGGACCTGGCCAGTCGCCGCAAGCAGACTGGCGCATCACGGCGACCAAACGTCCCGGCGCCCCGGTGTTGAAGATTGTCGCGCCCGAGCCGGACGGCCTCGGGCGCATCATCTGCCCACTGTTGCAGGTCTGACGCCGAACGCGAGGGAATTGGATGAGCGGCCTTTCGGGCATCGCCCTGTTGATCATCGCGACACAGGCGTTTCGCGCGAGCATGGGGACGTCGGTTGATGTCGTCATGCAGCCGGATGGCCCGGTCGACGTGACCAAGGGGCCGACCATCGCTGTTTTTATCGAGCGCGCGTCGTCGCATTCGAAAGACGTTTCGCTCATCATGGGCGATTCTCAGATCGTATTGCGCGTCGAGCTGTTCGCGCCGGTTGCCGCCGCCTCCTCTGGCGCCGCGGCGCTCAAGGGCTCGACGGCGTTGTTTTTCATGTGGCGGCAATGCGTCGCGGCGCTTGCGCCAGACGCCAGCGCCTGGGGAGGG